GTTCATACCAATGTAAAGGTTAGAGCTAGTGTCGTCCAGTGATTCACAGAATAGTATTGTATTATCAGGTAAACCAGCAAGCGTTACTACTTCATAACCCTTCCAAGGCTTAACTCCTGCATCCATAGTGTTCAAACCTTTAAAGGTTGTACCCTGTGTTATTGCTGTTTGGTAGATTTGTTCAGTGTTTACCGACACTAAGAACTTCATCCTTTTAAATCGGCTTGAACGGCTTATCAATGCCTTCTTATTGGTTGCTGCACTTGAAATCAAAGCGTCTAAAGCGTCTAAGATGTTGTAAACACTTCCACTTGTAGCGGCTGCGCTTAACGGCAATGGATTAGCTATTTGATAAACAGAGCTATCGTTTACCATTTTCTTTAAGAACCCGTCAAAGAATTTCAATTGACCGTTACCAGCACTACCAATAGGAGCGGTGTAAGATGTTGAACCCATCCACAACATTGTTTCTACTTGCTCAAATGCACGGTTAAGCGCAATCTGCATCATGTATGTTTCGGCTGTCACTGGCAACTCACGAGCAAGCAACGTACGGCTCAATTGTTCTGCTAAAAAGTTAGCTTCGAAATTACGAGGGTTGAACTCGGTGTACAGCATAATATCTTGTGGTGTCAATACACGACCGTCAATTGTGAACGTTCCGCTGGATGTAGGCGTTGCTGCCCTTTCTTGCAATGGATTAGAGAAATCCATACGGTCAATCGTATGTTGTTTCTTAATGCCATCTTGAACGTAAACCACTCCCTTTTCTACGGTATCCATACCGAAGGTTGCGGGCAACCAGAAATACGATGCGTATGTGCCGGAGTACGATACGTCTTGAATATTTAATGCCATTTTATTTTGTTTTAAAGTTTACTGAAATTAGATTTTACCTTCTCTTTTTAGTTTGTTTTTAACTGCCAGCCCTTGTGCGGTTGTGGGCAATTCACCTTCTTTCAAAGTGTTTACCACATCAGTAATGACTGGTGCTTTTACATTCAAAGGCAAAGCCTCTATAATGTTTTTCACACGGTCAAAACCCAACTCTTTTGCAGTGTTGCACCATTCAAGCACCACGGTAGCCTCATTCTTGATACGACCGATTTTTGCGTAACCCTCAATCATGTTCTTTACCCTTTCGCCTTCTGCTTTTTCCTCTGCGGCAAGTTTGTCTTTGGTCATAGCGTCCAACTTAGCCTTGCAGTCTTCATACTCGGCTTGGTTTTTTTCTTTGTCCTCAAGCAATTTCTTGATTTTGGTTTTCAAAGCGTCCATTTCTTCCATGTCGGCATCGGCTTTTACTTTAGCCTTGTTTTCTACCTCTACGGCTTTTTCCTCGGCTACCTTAGCCCTGTTTTCGATGGCATCAATAGCAGCTACTATATCCTCCTGACGGGCTGCGTCATTCAGCTTTAAGCGCATTGTAATTTTTGTTAACTCGCTCATTTTATTTGTATTTGTGTTTAGAAAAGTGTTTACTACTTTGTTGCATTCCTTGTGAAATTGTAAGCTATCCGAAATTTTTTGTAAATACTTAGTGTTTAACTTTACACTGCTTTCTATCGAATCGCACAACTTCATTTCCAAAGCCTCCGGTGCAGTTATGAATGTCTCACGGTTCATCATCTTGTTAACCGAACCTTCATCCATCCCGGAACGCTTTTCAATCATTGTGACGATGCTTGTTTTCATCGTCTTTATGATGTCGCCGTTTTCGCTTCCAAATGGGTTGTGGTACATCAACCATGCGTAATCAGCCATTATCCTTTTGCGCCCTGCTTGGAATATGACACCAGCTATCGAGGCTGCACAACCCACACAATATGTATCCACGGGTGTATTGGATTTTAAAATAGCGTTGTAGATGTTGTACCCATCCGTTACTACGCCTCCGGGGCTGTTAATCCAAATCTGTATGCGTTTCTTGCCTAAAGTATCCAGTTGCAAAAGTTCCTGTTGAAACAAAGAGCCGTTTATCCCTTGCCCGTCTGTATCATCCATACCAATATGCGTATTCAGCAACATGATAGGCTCGTCAACTGTCGGGTCAATACAATAAATCATGTGGTAAAATTACGTATGGCAATATGGGTAATTAAGTAAAGGGTTATATGTGGGTTGGAATAATTTGTGGCATAAAAAAAGGGCTATGCGTAGAAACGCCACCCATTTCACATAAAAACTATGAAAAAAAAACTACCTACCCTCTATTTCTATTTAGTAAATTATTTTTTTGGTCTAACGGCATAGCGTCATAATGCTTCTTTACGGCTGCTGCAATTATCCCACTTTTACTATCGCCCGTATAATCTTTTTCTGCTTCCACGAGTCGATGATACAATGGCGGTAAATACACCTTCTCCCCTCGTTCCTGTGGACTTAATTTATTGTTTTCGTTTGCCATATTATTGATATTGCCAAATTTGAAAAGAAACGTTAGGATATTGCTTTCCGCTATTTGCAATTAAAGGAATGATAAAAGAATTGTTACTTATCGAAATAACGCCATTTGCGTAAGTTGTTTCATTTGAAATATCACTACCTTGAAGGGTCACAAAATAATTGCTATTTCCGATTCCGTGGCTTACAGTATAAGAATTTTCACCGCCAGTTGTTCCGCTTGTTACGGTAACACTTCCAGCAAGACCAAGTCCAGATGTAGGAAACAACTGAGAAGCTTTTGGAGTGTTTGCATTATTTATATTCCCAGCATAAATACACTTCACCCCTACCGCTGCATCAACATATCCCTTGTTTGCAGGGTCAGTTGATAGCGATGGCGTAAAAGCTGTTGTGCCTCCTTTCAATAATACCTGTGACGGCTGTACTAAACTAACATTTACAAAATTAGAATAATCACTTATACCGCTCCCACTTGTACCCAACCCGATTGATATTGTCCTTATGTTATGAATGTTGCCCGTTGTGGAATCACTGTAAGTAACAGGGTCGGCATTAACCGTGTATTGTGCTGTTACTATATTGGCTACGGGGACGTTTCCGCTTGCTGTCAACGAAACTGCGGGTACACTGAAAACTTCACCATTGTAAAATATTGCACCGGCACCGATGATATAGTTTGAGCCGCTGCCTGTATTCACGCAACCCCAAAGGACATAGGCAACGGATGCGCTATAAGTATTTCCCAATCCCTGAATGATAGATTGCGCCAAATTATTCAACTGCTCCTTGTAGGCATCCTGTAAAAACTGCAACGTCCCTTGTTTTGGGAAGAATTGTTTGCTATCTGTTATTGCCGAAACGTCTAATATCCTCATTGCTATAATTTTTTAATATGTTGAAATTGTAAAGTTGATACTTGCTGCTGCATATTGCCCAACAAAGCTGCTAACTATTGCTACATAATTAGATCCCAAAGCCGTTGCTAATGCTGTAGGTATGTTTACCGTAAAATTGTTTATATAAACAAACGGTGTCAAACCGCCAATGCTTGCACTTGCCCCACTTGCCCCAACGCTACTACTGCCTAATTCCGTACTACCTACCCTAAAGCCCGTTAATGTAGCTGCAACGTTGGTTATGTAAATGTCGCTAGGTGTTGGATTAACGGGGTCATTGGGCTGCCTAAATGTAGTGCCAAATTCCTTATTGCAAGCATATTCAAGTATAAGTTTGTTGCCATTATACAACGCCCTTTCCTTCACGCCTATGAAATTATTTTGTATCAATATCCAATTGCTCGTCGTTGGTGCATCAGTATTGTTATCAATCAAACTGCTGTAAACTTGTTTGTTGTAAATAACTTCGTCTTGATAGTTGTAAGTACCTGGAGCGTATGCTGGAGCGGAACTGCCTACATAATACGAATTAAACAGTAAATCATGCGCCCATTGCAATGGCGACAATAAGGCTGTGAGAATGGCAATCGTATTATTAAACCGCTTATCAGGCGGCAACAATATTTTCGCTTGCTTCGATATGTCTAAGTCGTAAAAACTCATTATTGCGGAATAAAGTTTAGAGAATCAGCGAATGTTTTCCCGGTTGTTGTCTCCTGTACCGTATAACCCGCAATAGGCAGCCATTGCCTACTTAGTAGCGTTTGATTCAAAACAAGGTTTACACTTGCGCTGAAAACTGCACTGTCGGGTCTTGCGGAAACATTCAACAATACCACGTCATTGACCCCAGTGACACTTCTTATGGTACTCTCAATATCACTAATCTTTACAGCCCCGTTTGTTGAAAGATTAGTAGTTAAATTTGTTGTTGCAATATTCTGCAAGAAGGTATTAAGGGCTGCAATAACATTAGCCTGTATTACCGCCGAGTATTGACCTTTATAGTAAATATTTGCATTGATATAAATCTTGTCGCTGTTTAAAGAAACAACCGTGTATTTTATTCCAGCCGCCCCAAACTCATTGACATATCCCTGAGCCGCTGAAAGTTCCCCGCTTGCCAATGCTACAAATGGATTACCTTTTGCGACTTTTATAACTACTTCATTACTTACGCTGCTAGTAACGCTGCACCCTGTAATTATTTGCAGGGTGGCATCAATCACTGGGTATTGAATAACGGTGTTTATCAATTGCAGTATTTGCGGATTTGTGGACGAGTATTGAAACAGAAACATCTTTAACTGCAACCATGTAGCCGAAGGTGCAGCGGCTTGGCTTACCGTTGTTTCGATTGATAGTTGCAACACATCCATTAATTGTTCTATGAAAGCGGCACAAACGGCAAATGTGTTACACAACGCCCTAAGGATACTGCGTTTGCTCCATTGGGTAGTATCCAAAGTAATCCCTACCGCTGCAAGGTTTGCAACGAGTTGTGTTTGTATTTGAGTTTGTATTGTTGCTACACTTCGTGCCATTACTTAATTATTTTACATCGTGTGAAAATACGAGCGTTTTGTTTACGCTATCAATATTGTAAATCTGTTTGTAATAAGGCTGTTGTTGTCTATAAGCCATGATTACCTTATTTGTTTTTGCGTATTCATCAATTGTAATATCGCCTCCTTCTTGCAGTTTGGTTTTTTCAAATACCTCACCGTCTATTGCGCCTCCAATTGCTATATAACTTTGCATTTTATTCTAATTTGTGGGTATTATAAAGTAACTTGTATCTGGAATATTCGCTGCGCTTTCACCAATAGTTGCCGTTATCTGTGTATCCATATTTGGATTAGGCGTATCATCAAACTGCCCTGCATCAGTATCGTAACCACTGCCTTTGCTGTCGGTAAAATTACAAACAAAATCCAATATGTAGTGATAAATATTTTTGTGTGAATAATCCTGCGTTTCGCTTACGCATACCATCGCACCGCAAGCTGTTGGGCAAAATAGCGATAGCCCCGGATTAACGGGGTTGTTGTGATTTGCAAGTATCATATCCCGTAAGTCGAATATTCCTAAATCTTGCTCCATCGTTCCATCTTGGTTATAGAAGTCGTGTATAAGATGGATACGAAAACCCAAGTCGGCTGACCTAAAACCTAATCCAATGGCTTCGTATTGTGCAGGGCTAACCACTTCCACAAATGCGGCTGGTCGTGGGAATACATCCCCACTGCCATCATCCATGTATTGCAGTTGGTTGTTCCATACACGGGAGTATAAGTTACCAACTTGATTATCCATGTTTGTCACTTGGATAGCAGCAAGTTGCGCCAATACATCCTGCAAAGGTTGTTTGATTCCTGCCATGTTACTTAAATATCCTTTTAGTTATTTCCTTAATCTTAGCCAATTGCATTTCTGTCAATTGCGCCGTTTGTCCTACGAATTGTCTTTTTGGCAAATGTCCGCCGCCTTCATTATTGTATTTGGCATAATCCAAATCTACCACCATCCTTAACTTACTAGTACCACCGCCACCGCTTGTTGTTATCTGCGCCGTGTCTGCCATGCTACTTACCGCCCTTCGCAACGTGCCGCCCCTTATCTTAAATCCCGCACCAACCAATATCGGCGAAGTACGCCGTTGTAGCCCTTTAGTCTTAGGATAAAGATATGCAGGGTATTGTTTGCCAGTGCGGGGGTCTTTGCCGCTATTCCTTCTTTGCACCTCCTGCCACGGCTTCCCATCGAACCCCTGATTCTTGAACGAAGATAGGAAATAATTCTGCGCTTGATTACTCAATAGTACTAAAGTCTCACGTTCCGCCGCTTGCAGGCGTTTTATCACTTCCTCAAAATTAAACTTAGTCGACATTTTCTGTTTGATTAATAATTAACTCGCCGTCTCTTTGTCTATACCCTGCCTTAAAACACGTCTCTACTATTTGATAACACCTTTCTTCCATGCTTTTCAAAATAGCGTAAGGCTCGCTTTCCTCGTGAGGCTGCGTCAGCAGTATCATTGCCGCCATTTTTAATTCCGCTATTTTCTTATCCATTACTTGCAAGGTATTTTAAAACTGCCAATAAAACAAACATTGATACCATGATAGCGGTAACAATAATTTTATCCCACCTGTGAGGGTTTTTGCTTGTTGTTATCATTTGTCTGTTTTTGGTATTGGAAGATTAAAATTATTCTCTGCATACTCCCTATCTTCTTTTGGAACTTGGAAATATGGGTGGTCTTCACTGAACACTACCTTTTCCTTTCCGGGATTAAATTTAAAAGTATCATCCATTTCTTTGTCCACCTTTGCAAAGATAGCATCCTTTTCGTCTGTTGGCGTTTCTTCTATATCTGCCTCTTCTTGGGTAAGCACACAAAGGCAGTTGAAATGGTTTGGTGGTGTTACCGTGTTCCAAATAGCATCATCAACCTTAGCTGTCATGCCGTCCAATGGTGCGCAAATATCGCAAGCATCCCCAATGGTGCTGTAGCGAAGGTACGGCAATAAATCTTTGTTGCGTTCAACTTCATTCCATTTACCAGCCATTTCGGCACTGGCTACGGCTGTATTGTATTCCGTCCGTCCGTAGGCATCGTTCCATGTATCAAATCTTTCTGCACCTAACTTTGAAAAGTCATTGATGCTTACCCTATCGCCGTTTTCATCGAACATCAAACTACCAATATCCTTTAGTTGCTGGTAGGACTTAGCCGCCGAAAACATATAGATATTTTCCCGTAACTCGTTCAACAACTCATAATCCTTGCCCTCAAAGTCTGCCAAAGTACCACCAAAGCCATCATAAAGTGCTTTCAAAAGGTAGTCTGAAATTGCGCTGTACAATTCTTCTGGGATATTGTACTCGTCAACTTCACCCGTGAAAATACCATGCAGCAAGCTTGCGACTTGCGCCTCGGTGTATTTCATCTTGGGTGTTTCCTTTTCCTTAGGCATCTTTTTGTTTTTCTTTAAACTCCCTTTTCAACCTCATGCTAAAACTTTCGGTACACTTCAAATTTACTTCACGTTCCGTTAATCCTTCTTTTTCCGCCACCGTGGCAATACCGTAAACCCTCACAAGGTTTGCCCATTGTTCCCTAGTTCTTGTCTTGCTGTCAATGCCAAATATTTTCTCAAATTGCAGTTTCTTTTCGGAAAGTATGGTCGGATTGCTCGCCAAAGCTGTCGTAATCTCTTTATAGGCTTTTGTTTGCAACTTACGTTTTCTGTAAGACTTATACTTTTCAATTAGTTTCTTAATCATGCGAATGTTTATTATAAATTTTTTCCAATTTGTTTTTAATGCTCGGCGTAAATGAAGGCATTGGTAACGCTGGTGCAGCAACGGGAATCCCAGTAGTCTTTGTAAAATATTTGGCATCCATAGTAAGCCCCGCCGATTGCATCTTAACGGCTTGGTCTATTACGCTGTCGTTAAATTCCTTCACCTCGGCATCATTTTTTAATACGGCTACCGTTTCGGGTGGAATCGGAAAGCCTAAGTTTCTAAGGTTTTCAAACAGCTTGGTATTAACCACGTTCTGGGCAAAACTACCGTCCTTAGTTGCCTTATCATCCATTGCTTGTTCCACGGGAGATTTTTGCCCGCCTTGCTGACCCGCTCCCAATTTTCCCGGCACACTATCCATCGCATCGGCGTGACCCAAAATAATCTTACTTATCTTCTTTTCAAGTCGTTGCTCAAAATTATCGTACCCTTGGTAACCCGTGCCGCCTAATGCTGTTTCCAAAAAGGTAATCTCATCCTCTGGGTCTATCAATGCCCACCCTGCACTACCCATTTGCTGCAAGGCTGTTGCTAGCTCGGCTCTTTCTCCTTCCGTTGTCTTAGTAGTCTTACCTACCCTGTAAGGCTGTGAGTACAATTCTACAAAGTCACCGTTGAATCCCAAAATATTGCGTAGAAAAATCTCATAGATACCAACTTTATACAATAAGCCAAAACCGCTCCTGCTGCTACCTATGTCGTTTGGTGTATCAATGTAAACGTGCCAATTTTTATAGGGTTCTTCCATAAAGTTTGCTCCACTCAATGAATAAACGTAACTGGTAACGTTCAACCTATCCGGCGAAACGTTCCAACGTTTTATTATGTCGATGTTAGGAAAACTATCGTTTACTATATCGCCCAATGTAATTAATGTGTAGCCATAATAAAGGGCATCGAGTGAATATGATATAAACTTGTTGAACCATTCTTTATTTTGGTTGCGCCCGTTGATAGTATCGGTTAACAAATCAGTCGTGTATTGGTCTATTTTGCCGTGCTTATCCATAAACTCCCATTTGCGGAGTAATGTCAAATCCTTTCGGCGTTCTATGCAGGCAAATATTTGAGCATTGTTGATGGTGTCAATAAAAAGTCGTTGGGCTTTGACACGATGCGGATACCAAGCTGATTCCGATTCTACCATAATGTCACGCCACGATAAAACGTCCGCCCTTAGACGCTGGAATTGTACAGGCGCAATATAATTTCTTAAATCTTTCTTTACGGCTGACGGATTATTGCTATCCTGCCCAAATGGGTTGATAGATTTAAGAAAACCTACGAATGGATTATTATTTGGTGCGCCCATAATTTAGTATGAATTAACGTTTTTAAAATTTCCGCCAAACCTTATTCTGCCACCTTGCGCTGGTTGCAATAGTGGAAGTTCGGGCGTAATATCGTCACCGATGCTGGCAGCTTGTAACCACCCCAAAGCTGAATATGTAGGGTATAATATCCTTTTTCCGCCCGTATCCTTCTCCCTGTACTGACTATCCCCCATGTATCGGTGTATCCTCAAATCTGGGATGTTCCTTGGTGCAATCCTTGCGTAAACGTGGTAAAGTGCAATATCCACGCAAATCATTAACAATTTCTGGTCTCTATTGTCGCCACTTGCCCAATAGGTCGTATTTGATAAATCCGTATTTGCTGGCACGCTATAATCGACACCATCACCCCAATACTTTACCCCATTAACGGGGTCATCAGGGAATACGTTCAAAATTGTGTCGGTTGCAGCTTGGTTGATTTGTAATTTATCATCATGCCCCAACACTTGCGTCTGCAATAAAGCCGTGTATGTTTTATTGCGCCAAAATACTTGCTCGCCGACATTATAAAAGGATTGATAGTTGAATGTTGGGTAAGGCAGTATCGCATAAAACAAATCGTATTGCAACCCTAATAAAGTCCAATGTTCGGGATTAAATGTTTCAGGTATCGTAATGGCTAAACTACATTCATAGACGCTTCCATTGTATAGCGTATAGGCGTTCAATGCGTAGGTAGCTGTTGGGTCGTAAGTTATGGCATTAAGATAAACCGTGTTTTCTGCCAAATAGGATAAAGTGCGGTTATGTTGAGTTACCGGCTCAAACTCAAGTGTTGTATCGTATTTCTGTTTTAGATAGCTGATACATTCTTCTACTGCCGCACGTTGTATGGCTTCTAATATTTGATTGCTGCCGCCTATTATTTGCGTTAAAGCATCTGCCTGTATTTGCTTGTAATAGTCGCCTATAAATAAAAAGCTATCCATTAAATAAAATTTGCCGTAAAAGTACTAAAATAGTTCGTTTATTTTTAATAATTATTTTTAGAGACATTTTTGCCTGTGGTTGGGGTGCGCGTTATGCCCCCACGTTGATACGCCGTGAAGTCTTGGGCAAAAGCGGAGCAAAGAAGATAATCTACTAGGTCACTAAAATGTCCTACAACTTGATAAGATTTCTTTGTGTTCGGGTCTGTTGCGGTTTCTTTGTTCTTAGTGCCGTCAGGAGCTTCTTTTACTGCAATAAAATCGTTAATAGTTTTTTTGCAGTTTGAGCCAATTACTATTTTCAATCCCCCTATTTCTTTTTCGAAGATTGTATTAATCCAATCGCCTCGCATTTTAACGCTTGGGTTTGAACGTAATACTCGCAATGTAGGGCGGTAACTTACTAAAGCATCAGTAATAAGTCTATAAAAATTGTAACCCTTTTCTAGCTTTGTATCTTCTTTACTTGCAGTTGCATCGCCGTAAATAAATAACCCTGATTGATGGGATGGATATTTTCTTATAAATTCATTACAAACAGCCTTAACAGTATTTAGTGGCGTAACTCCTGCAATCTCATCAATCATATAAACCTCTTTTCCCTTAATCTGAAATATACCTACTGGCAAGTAAGGGTTAACGTTGTCATCCCATGAAATATGTAAAGGCAATTCGGGGTCGTAGTAAGTATCTGCAACGTGCTGATTAATCTCAAAACATTTGTAAAATTCGCCGCCCGTTTTCATTTGCACATCCCAATTCCCCTCAACAAATACCTCATATTGAAAACGTGGCATATTTTTAAGGTTTTCTTTGTAGCTTTCCGTAAGGTAGGGGTTATCCGTTATTTTTGAAGGTATATAAAGCCAATTTTCGGGTAATGTATTCGACTTCCATTTATCGTAAACACGAGACTTTACCCAATTATTTGAAGGGTTGCAAGTTGCAATAATAAATGGCTCAATTTGTACTTTAGTTGGTGTTTTCCAACGCCCTGCCCTACCAAAACAAATATCTAATGTGATCTCTTGACATTCGTTAATTTCTTCAAACAAGAAGCCGTTAACTTCTAACCCCTTTAACCAGTTTAATTCTTTGTCATTGTCGTAGTTTTCGCCTTTGAACATAATTACACTCCCATTCGGGTGAGTATATTCGAATGGGCTTGTTTTTAACGTTCCTGATGGTTTTAGGTTTTGAAAAGATGGTATAGTTGTAATTCTAATCTTTTCTAGGTTTTCACGAATAACGCAAAATCTACTTTTTGGAAATACCTCGCACAAAAATAAAAGTGTAGTTAATCCCCAATAAGTCTTACCTCCGCCCATACTTCCCCCAAAAAGAATAAAGCTGTACTTTGTTGATAGTACAGCTTCAAACGCTTCTTTTTGTTTATCTGAAAATATTATTTGCAAATGTTACAATTTTATTTCTTGACCATTGTAAACTAATACTGTTGGTTTAACATCCTCTCCGTCTTTGTTGACCTGGGCTTGTTTTTGTATTGCCTTACCATGTGCCCTATCTAATATTTTCTCAATCATTTCTGCACCGTTCTTAGATAGCATTTCTTTCGCCACAATACGCATCAGCATAGGATAACTATTGTCGCTTATAATTGACTTAATACGTTCCTCATCTATATTAATCAATATAGAATAAGCCTCAACTATATTATTAGCTGATGCTGCCGTATATCCTTCTTCTCTTAACTGCTCATTAACCCGTGACAATACTTTTTTTGGCTGTCCCTTAGGGTTGCCGCTTTGTCCTTTCTTAAATGTATTGCCGTAATTATGTCCTTTCTGAAATGGCATATATTTAACCGTTTGTATTTTCAATAAATGCTTCCGCTTCTTTATCACTAAGCTGCTGCCCGTTCCGCTTTATCACTAAGCTGCTGCCCGTTCCGCTTTCTTTGTTCAATTTTATCATTCTTGCCACTATCACATCGCAATATTTTGGGTCGAATTCTACTAATCTTGCTTTTCTTTTTAATTGGTCGCAAGAAACCATAGTAGTTCCGCTGCCTCCAAAAGCATCTATTACAATGTCGCCGCTTTTTGAACTATTCCCTATTTGATAAGCAAACAATCCAATTGGCTTCATTGTAGGGTGTTCTCCGTTTCTTTGTGGTTTATCAAAATTAATAACTGTTGTTTGCTTTCTGTCGGAATACCATTTGTGCGCTGCGCCTTCTTTCCAACCATATAAACAAGGTTCATGCTTCCAATGATAGTCACCCCTTCCCATTACTAAAACGTTTTTATTCCAAATTAAACATGAAGAAAGCTTTATCCCCGCATTTTTGAATGCAGTTCTAAAATTAATACCTTCTATGTCGGCGTGCCAAACATACCAAGCAGACCCTTTTTTTAAAAATGTATTACAAGAGGTAAAAAAATCATAAAGAAATTGATAAAATTTTGAATCTTCCATATTATCGTTTTCAATTTTCAGACCATTACTTCCTTGGTAGGCTACATTATACGGTGGGTCAGTAACAACCATGTCTGCAAATTCTCCTTGCATCAACTTTTCAAAAGTATCAGTTTGAGTACTATCACCACACAACAATCTATGATCTCCAATCTCATATAAATCACCTAAAACTGTATAGGGCTCTTTTGGTGGCACACCGTTAAATTCATCTTCTTGCGCTTCTAATACTTCTTCTTCAGAAAAGTCAGCAGGAATATCTAACCCCCATTCTCCTAATTGTTCTACATCCCAATCTGCTGTAATTTCTTCCCAATTCCAATCGCCAAAACCTACATTATCTTTAATAAGAAACTCATTCTTTTGTTCTTCCGTCCAATCGTCTGCAAGTATAACTGGCAGTTGCTTCATTCCACATTCTTTAGCTGCTTTTAGGCGCATATTACCACCGAGCACTACTACTTTATTATCTACGTCGGTAAAGCAAACTAAAGGGCGTTTCTGTAACATTTCTGGAAAGTCCTGTAATGATTTAACTAATTTAGCAAATTTATCGTCTTTAATTACACGAGGGTTTTTAGGGTTTGCCTTAATATCTGTTATATTTTTGTAAATCATTCTAGTATTTTAATTTTCAGTACTTCGCAAATAGCAAATAAATTTTTACTATTAATCCAATACTTCCCGCTTTCCATTCGGCAAAGTGCTTCGGGTGTTACACCTATCTCTTTTGCCATGTCTTGCAAAGATATGTCATTTAGTTTACGTTCGGTGCGAATGTAGTAAGAAAGTTTTTCTTTTGTCATAATTTGTAATTATTGCGTTCTAGGGCTTTAAATTGCTTCGGTGATATAACACTAAGGCAAAAGGCAGTATAATCGAATTTTGAGGCTAATATGTCGTTTTTGAAGACATAGACGATATTGTCGGAGAAGCGGCAGTAGTAAAGCATAATAAAAAGCAGTTTTGAAAGTCTGCAAACTTTTGAGGTGTTATTTAC